CTGTTCTTTAATAACTCATTTGCCCAATCCACAGGATCAAGGCTTAGACCTGTTGAGCGATCAATTAGCCTTTCCTCTTTCACATCTATTTCATTTTGGGCTCTTCTCAGCACATCAGATAAAGCCCCCTTTTGAAGCTGACCCACTTTATTTAGACCTTCTGTTATGGTCTTTTCAATGTGCATTCTGTTCATTTCTCCCTGTAGCCTTAGGGCTATAGTCTTGGATTCTTCAAGCTCAGATTCATATTTTTTGCGCTCTGCTTGAATCTTCTGATTCATCAGCTTGTCCATCTCAGTCGCAGGAATCATTTCTTTTTCTTTAACCTGCTTATGAGCTTCAATTGCTGCTTTCAAATCTGTTGGGTCTAAATCCTCAACTAAAGAAATGCGCCCCTGCATCTGCTCAAGTTGCTCCTGCAGTCTTGTGTTGTTATCCCTAAATTCTTTTACTTTTTCCCTCAAAGCTTGGCGGTCTTGCTCTCCCTCCACATCTAAAGCAAAACCATCTCCCTTAGGCTTGTAAAGGCTTTGTAATTGCTCATCTACTTCTTCAAGAGTATTAATATAAGTTTTCAAGGCCATTCTTTCCCTTTTTTCTTCTTTGGTGGTGGTTGGCATCTTAAACAAACGCCATGTTTATTAACTAAACGAATCTCTAGCCTCTCATGGCATTTTAAACAGGTTACTAAAATGGTCACTTCTTAGCCCTTTTTCTATAAGGTTTTGGAAGTGGAGTTAAAGAGTTTTTTGAAATCTGTTCTTGAAGTTCTGAAAGGGTTAAAACCTCACCTTCTTTATTGACCATTTGATAAAGTGAAGCTTTCCCTTGTCTCCAAATTTCAGCTTTCCCAACTCCAATCATTTCATTTTGAGATGTTGAAGATTGTTTTTTAAACCAATCTTCCATGTCTTTGCCTGTGTCATTCAGCTTACTAGCCGCAACAGGCCCACTATTGGAAGCCCTAACTGTTGGCTCTATTTCCAACCCCATCTTTTTTGCTTTCTTATCAATTTCTTCAATCCCTGCAATCACAGGAACCAAAACTGAGCGGCATCTGAAATGTCTTGGTGGTCTAATATATCTTTTGTTATGACCTCTTGGGGTGTAGTCAGGTAAAGACCATTTGAGCCCATCATAACTTCTACAGAGAAGGGTTGTCCTACCATCTAAGGTTGCAATGCTTTGAACAGCCTCAATTACATCAGTGTTTTCTTCATACATTCTAGCCCTAGTCTCATTGGTGACTGAATGAACTGCTGTCCTTGTGATTGCTTCCGCATTTCTTCTTGTGATGTTTAAAAGCCCTCCTTGGTAATTACCTTGCCTGTCCCTCTTGCCAATTAAACGGGCTCTTAACTGTCTTGGGGTTTCTCCTAGAATCAATCCCTTCCTAATTTCCTGAGCTATTTGAAGCTGTGTATCTTCCCCCAATTTAGTCCAATAGGATGGAAGGCCATTTTTGTTAGGTTGGGTAAAAAGCGGCAACCCTTCAATCAGTGTTTTATCAACTAGGGTTTCAAAAAACTTAGGGGAAGAAGCAACAGATAGAAGTGGGATTTTTACAGCAGTATTTATTTCATTAATTGCTTGTTGGGCTTGCAGGGCTGAAAAGTCAACAAGCTCTTCTTTTAAATCAGTTTCAGCTTCAGAAAACTGAGACTGAAAAGTTTTGCCAAGAAAGTTATTTTGGGCCACAAGTCTTTGCTGCTGAAATTCTGTTAGCTCATCAAAATCTTTGAGCTTTTCTTTAACTTCAGCCCATGCCCCTTTGATTAAAGGATTAACAATCTTTCTATTTAATTCTTTCTCATACCTAGAAAGATTAATTGCATTTTTAAAGACTTCATCTTCTACAACCTCTGCAATTAACATTAGCCCTCATTGGCTGAAATGCCTGTCCCAAGTTGCATAAGATTTTCCCTCTCTTCTTGGTAAGTCCAACCGTCAGGGTAAATCTCAAATTTTTTGCGGAGGTTAAAGGCTACCAATGGGCTAATCACCCCTTGCAACTCAGCCTCATTGATTGCTTTGAAGGCGTCAGGGCTAAAGCTCTCATCTACAAAGTCCCTATTGATTTCTAGCTTAAACTCTTCTTCCTCAGGGTTAGCTGATCCCTTCCAAGCTAAAAATCTTTTTGTCAGCTTTTTAAGCCCCTGCTCAGTTGTCCCAACCAAAACATTTAACAGGCTAGACTCTGCCCCCATCCTTGTCTTTGCAGCTTCTGCAGACTCAACCTGTCGCCTTGTCTGTATAAGCCTTGCCCCCATCATCACAGCTTGCATTACCTTTTCATCCATTGCCCCCTTGAGTTGATTTAATCCTGCTCCCGAAAATTCAAGGAAGCTAACTTTTGCGTCAGGGGGTTCAAGGATGATTGGGGTACTTGGGCCTAAGGCAAACTTGGCATCTTCTTTTCTGATGCCTGAGACAACAGGAGTTGGGACTCCAAGAGCATGTAGTCCTTGCTCATAGTCTGCTGAGTTTCGAAATATTGAGAGGAGAAGATTGGCAAGGTGGAGCATTGGAGGGTCAGCAACTTTGCAGCCTAGATGCCCGCAGTTGAAGATTACGGCAGGGATTTCTTGCAACCTCCCACTTGGGCCTGTGGGGGTCAACTCCTCAATCTTCTCCCAACCCTGAGGGGTTTTGAGATAGCGACAAGCTAAGTAACCTTCCTCTTCTAAAGAAAGAACTAGCCTAATGTCTTCATCATAATAATTAGCCTTTTCATGCTTTACTCTTGGCTCATTCAAAACAATATAAGTTGGCTCTGCTTCACCTTCCCAATAAACAATATCTTCTGCTCTATAAAGAGAAGTGTAAAAGGTTTGATTGTCTTCTTTAAAATCCAAGAGGGCTAAAGCTCTTCCTGTGATTAACAACTCCCTCATTATTTGAGTTGCTAACCCTGTTAATCCTTCATTGTTTAGGGTCATAGTTTCCCAAAAAATCTCTAACTCTTCTGACCCACTTGTTAAAATCTTTTTCCTTTGAATATCTCCTAATCTGCCCTCAACAGTGGAAGCAAAAAGCCCAAGTAAAGTTGCTCTGTTGACATACTCAAAATAAACCTCTGCTTTCATGCCGTAAGGTCTTGGGAGGTATCCCCTGTTTTCTGCAAACTCTTTAACTGCATCCTCACCTAAATATAGGTGTCTGCATCTCTCCCAAAATCTCAGCATCTTGCTGTAATTGGGGTGTTCTTTTTCGTAGTTATTCATATGCTGTTAAATCCCTTTCACTCTGATTTGACTCATTTGACCCTTGCGACTTCCTAGCTCTTCAAACAGGCAATAACCCAAGGCTGTCGTTACATGCTGTTCCCTTTGGCTGTCATCTTCCACATAGTTAGCCCCCTTCTTTAAATGGACAGTATCCAACCCTTTTATTAAGGTTCTGCATTTTGGACTAATCTTTATTCTAACCTTCCCATTTGCTGATTTTAACAGAGCGTTAATTAAATTGTGTCTTTCTCTAACAGGAGGGTTTGATCTTGGTACTTTTTGCTCTGTGAATCCTGCTCTTCTTAGTATTTCAAAGTCTGTTAATCTGCTTCTTGTGTCTCTAGCTTGTCCACTTGCATCGCCATAGATTACCACCCCTGAGGAGGGGTAACGGGAAAGAAATTCTGTGACTGCATCATGGGTATCTGATTTATCAAGTATGATCTCATCAATAACATGATATTCATCAGTCTTTGGATGGTACTGTAAAACACAGGAAGACATGGGCTTCCCCACCCCAATATTAAAATCATGACTCCAAAGGAGAGGGAGGGCTTCTTCATAATGAACTTCTGTTGATACATTATTTTCACGGGCGAATGAGGTGTAAATCCTATTCTGATCAAGGGCAACCCACTCAGAAAGAACCATGCGCCTATACATGCTTTCTGAGTAAGTGGACTTGAGGGTTTCAATATAATCTTTCGGGAGGTTTGGGTTGTCTGCTGTTTTGGCATAAAAAACGTCTGTTCTTTTAGGATTAACCTGCTCAACAAATCTCTGATACATCCAAGTTGAGGGGTCATCTAAAGTTGAAGTGTAAAGGCTCTGTAATCTGCCCATTCTTTTATCTCTCAAACGGGCATTTAAAACATCAATTGCTTCCTTTCTTGTTTGCCAAACTTCATCAGCCCAAAACCAACCAACTTCTAACCCCGAAAGCCTTTCATAATGTTCTAATGATCTAATTAAAATTCTAGTTTGTCCTGTGGCTGTCTGTACTAATAAATCTGTTGGGCCTCTCCCTCTTGGTATTTGAGCAGGTAACATTTTTACCCCTGCTTTATCTGCTATTTCATAAAGAGCCCTAATTGTTGTGTCATACAGTTGAGGGTAGGTATTACTAACTACTAGCCCATATACATCCTTAGGGGTTCTTCTAGCTTTCAGAATCGCCCACAATGAGCCAATCATTGTTTTACCTGCCCCAACCCCACCACCTAGAAAAATCTCCCTCTTCCTAGAGGCTAAGACCTTATACTGATGAGATAAAAGCTGAATATCCTGAGGCACTATTAACTTTCAGCCTCTTCAGCTTCCTTTTCTTCAAGCTCACTTGGCAAAACAATTCGGATTGCATTGCTTTCTAAAGTTGTAATGGTTTCTTTTGTTTCCTTAGCCAACTCAAGGCGCAGACTCTCAGGAATTGAAATCCCTTCAACTTCTAATGCTCTTGCAGTTTCCAAGGCATTCCACCCTTGCAATTCTCTCTTTTTATAAACCTCTCTGACCTTCTCTATTTCTGTCTGCCTATCCAAAACCTTATCGCCCCATTTGTCAGGATGTCGATAATTCAGCCACATCCTAATCGCTCCCATATCAGGGGGAAAATACTTGCTCACCCTTTTTACATCATGCCTCACAATGTTGTTTTGGGCATCTCTCACAGCTACTAATTCTTCAACCTGCTCTTTAAACCCTGTAGCTCTTTTGTAGAGGGCATTTGTAATTTCTTTCTGTGATTTCCTTCTCCCTGCTTTTACAGCGGCAGCAAGCGCCTCATATTTCTTTTTATAAGTTCGCCAAGCTCTTTCGCTAACCCCGAAAACATAGGCTATTTCTTTTTCATTGTACCCTTCTCTTGATAGCTCTTCCACTTCATCTAAATAGGGCTCAACCATCACAGGGTATAATTCTTTATTTCCCATTCTTACGCCTCATTTTCATCCCATATTCATTTTTACCTTTAGTAACTCCCAAGCTTTCCTTTTTTATAAGTTTATTCTTTTTAAATGGCGAATAATCAACCAAATGCTGCCATCTATTAAACCTGCGGATTACTTTGCAAATGTCAGGGTGTTGCTCTGCCAAACTTTGCGCCATAGCTAAACGCCCATCAAACTTTTCATTCTGTTGATAAAGCTGATCAGTATTCCCTCCTTTCATTCTCATGGTTGCAGTTTTTTTTGCTAAAAAGGCTTGAAAGAGCAAAGTACAAAACCCATCTTTTAGAATTCTCAAAGATAAATCAGTGTCTTCGTTATATCTTCCTCTCCACCTGTGGGGGATCTTATTGGAAAGTAAGATAGCTGAGTAAATCCTTGTATTTAAAATAAATGGAGGGACTTTTGTTTTTCTTTTTACAAGTGACTCATACTGCATACCTGCCATAGGAACATTTTTATATCGCTCAACAAAATCCTCAATAGCACAAAAAGAAGCCCCGTCAGTTGTCCTAAATTTTATGTTATTATTCAGCCTGTAAAAGGCATCAATATTATCATCTAAAATCCAATGTCTTTCATAACCTTTTGAAATGCTATCTTCCCAAACCCAATTTCTTGCAGGTATGCTTCCCTGTCCAAGATTGGAAAAGGGCAAAACAAGAATTTTACTCTTATCAATTACAGCAGCATAATCCGCAAATTCTTGGGGCTCTATCACAATGTGATAAGGAATTTTTCTTTTCTCCAAAGCTTTGCTTGTAAGTCTGCTCTTCCATCTCCCTTTACTAATAATATAAACAGGGTATCTAGGATTCATAATTGATAAGGTCTAAACTCTCCTTTTTAGGGAAATAAATAAATTTAGTTTTTTCAGTCAACTCTTGTTTAATCAGCTTTTGAAACTCTAAATAATCATTTTCGCATTCAAAATGAACTATAATCTGTTTCCAACTCTCCACATTCTCATTATTGAACTCAGGCATTCCCTCCCATTCTTTGGAGGGGTCAACATCTCCTGCTGAATCTCCATCCCCTAGCATGTTCTCAAGCTCATCAGCATAATAGGGAAGCCCTAGCCTAAACGTGTCAACATCAAGCTCTTCAGCAATTTCAGCCACCAATTGAGCTAGGCTTTGCTTTTCTGCTCTCCCCCTTGTCTCATTGGCAATAATAGTGAGCTTTTTCGCATTGGCATCATTAACATCAAGAACAATAACAGGGACTGTTGAAAGCCCCATTTCCTTGCAAGCCTCCAATCTATGTTCCCCATCAATAACTTGCAGAGCCCCATCAATTTCGGGATGTCTGCGGCAAGTGATAGGGTCAACCATCCCATAAATTCCAATTGATTCCCTTATAGCTTCATCTACCCTTTTGGAAGTCATGTTAGGATTCCAAGGGTTAGGGTAAATATGTTCAATATCCCAATTGTGAATTTTCAAGTCTTCTTTTTTCATATGGTGTTAAAAAATTCGAGTTTAAAGTTGGATGTAAGTAAATTTTTCACAGGGTAAAATAACTGCAGGTTCATTATCATCCTTGTGTCTTGTGTGATTCCCCCAAAAAACTAATTCTAATTCTTTAAGTTCCTCTTTAAAAATCCTGTACCTATGAAAGCCATTAGGAGGGGAATCAGAAAAATGGGCATAGAACACACATTTAATATTAAGCTTCTCTTGCCAATCACACAAAGCAGACCATTTATCTAACCCAATTCTATAACCTCCCCATCCTTTTTGAGACTCCCAAGAACATTTTCTGTGTTTGTATTCTATCAGCATTTCAATTTTGCCTGTGCTTAAATTTGTCAAAGCAAAATCAAAATGATATTTAGGGGGGCATTTGTCCAACTTAAATTTATAACCCTTAGAGACTTTGCTTTCCTCTAGGTACTTTGCAAATAAGTTTTCATTGCTTAGAGATTCATTGTTTTCAAAAACAGGTCTAGGGGCATTATATGCCATTTCAATCTGTGCAGCTTCGAAAGTTTTTGGTACATCATAGCTCATTAAACAGCCAAACAATAAACTAAGTGATTATCTGTAAATTATTCATTTCTAGCCTAACATTAAAATTCGTTAACATAGTGTTAAATGTCAAGCAACTTTGCATTGATAGCCTTGAATAATGCTTGCGGTATTTTAACCTCATGTTAAATTGAGACATTATTGCAAACTATTGTTCAAACTCTTGGAGTATTAGGCTGAAATGGAAATTATTGTGGAAGACAAAATTTGGGATAGATGGAGAGAAATTTTCGGGGAGAAAGCTGAAGATGAGTTATCTGTTATTTTAAACAGAGTGGCAAATCGGGGCAAAGATGGAAAGATGAGAACAACAATAACTTTAACTCAAGACCATGCAGAGTTTTTGGACACTTATTGTTTTCTTTTTGCTGAAAGCAGAATCAATTTACTTTCAAGGCTGATTGCTAAGTTAGAAGTGAACAAAACAGGAGAATTGATTAAAGAGACTTCCAAGAAATCAAAACCTGTCACTATCCATTTTCAGCCTGAGCTAGAAATTTATAGACACTTGGGATTGGTTGCACAGGCGAGAAACTGCTCACACTCTTTGATTGTAGAGGAAATAATTGAGGAGTTGAGAAAGGGGCTTCCTGAGGAGGATTTGCGAGTAATTCAAGATATGATTACCCGCAAAAAAAAGGCGGCTTAACTAGCAGGGGCTATATTTTGGGCTTCTCTCCTTTCTTTTATCAATGCCCTATGCTCAGGGTTAAAGTTATCCTTTTGGGACTCTAGGAGGGCTGAAAAAACATCCCTGTCCCTTATCCCTCTGATCATAGAAGCCAACTGTTCAGAACTTGGGGAAATATCCTTCACAAGTCCAATAAAGTCCTCTTTCACAAAGCCTTGCTTCAGACAGACCTTCTCAAGCTCAGACCAATAGAGTTTTTTGCTCATTCCTTCACCTCACAAATAGAGTAAAAACCAAGTGATTAGGGGGCTCTGTGTTTGTCCAATTAATTGAAGCAGACAAAGCTTTATCAAAATAAAAACCCTCTTCAAAGGTTTCAGCCTCATCTTTTCCAATCTGAAGATTTAGCATTTCACACCTGTATCTTCTTGAAGGCCCAACCTTATGAAAAAGGAAATCCCTTAAGGCTGTTTTAGTCAGCTTGAGATTTATAGGTGTCCCATATGTTGAATTTGTTTGAAGCTGACAAAAATCAGCATTGTCTATTGCATCCTTGAGCTTCATAGCTTCCTTTCCTTGCTAGTTGAATTAAGCCCATCCCATAATCAACAAAGATAGGCCGATTTAACTGCTTTAACTCACTAATTGCCAAATCCACCAAATCAGCAGAATGCTCTTCACAATTAGGGTAGAGCAGCACCATCCCCTGACATCCTGACAAGGGTGTTCTGTCCAATTCCTTCCATTCAATTCCCTTCACAAAACCTTTAAGTAAAACCATTTTTAACATCCTGTTAATGATTTTCTGTTTTCAAAGTACCGCATTTTCAATAGATCATAAATTTCGGTCTGCCTCCTTGTTAAATGCCAATAGCTTTCGCCAATATTGAACCCTTGGTAAAGTTCCATTCTGATAAGCAACTTAGTTACTCTTTCAAGGCGATCCCATAATTTGAAGTCTCTACAAAAAACACTGTTAGCTATTAAAAGATCCTGTCTTGTTCGCATAATTTTTTTAACTCCATGTTAAAAAGTTGTCTGCCAAAATGCTAAAAATTAACAATTCGCCCAAAGGATGAAGGCACTTCCTCCAAATCTTTTTTATCATGATATTCTTTCAATCTTTGATTTAGTAACTGACTCCTAATTGATAAAATAATAAAATCTGTTTTCCTCATCCCCTTTTTCTTACAAACAGCTTCAACTTCTTCTAGCATCTCATCAGGAATGCGGAAGCCCATCCGAACTTTTAAAGGAGAATCACCTTTAGTTGGTCTTCCTCTTTTTTTACTCATTTTCTTCCTTTAGTAATTTAGGTTCTGTTGGTATAGCTAAAGACAACTTTAATTGGTTAGTCTCAGCCTCATGAATAGCATCCAAAATTCTGTTTAGTGCTTGCTTTGATTTAGTTATTTCAAAATCCTCCTCTCTGTTGAGTTTAACACTTTTAGGGTCTGCCCAATCCTGCCATGAAGTGTTACGAATCTCCTCCAAGGCTTTGATTGTCTTGCTGACAGTTTTTTTAAACTTATCTCTATTTACATCTAGGCTCATTTATCTCCTCATTTAATAGTGATTTCAAAAACCCTTGTCCAAAAGGTAATTGAATTTAAAATTGATGGGACAAGCAAAAGAAACCCAAAGCTTGTCAAAATCATGAAGGTCAAAATTCTTAAAGTTGCATCCATGCTGCTCTAGTATTTTTTTGGATAAATATAAAGTAGTTTTAAATCGGGACTGTAAACAATTTCCACCGATTTTGTCTCTAAACTCCACATCACTACATTGATTTCGAATTTAGAAGTATTGGTTTCATATTTAGAAGTGCGGGGCTTTTCTTCTTTTACCATCTCTTTATCAAGCAGCATTTTCAGCCCTAAAACCCCATAAGCATTAGTTTCCATTATGGAAATTTGCCTTAGGAAATTCTTCAATTGCTTTTTTGAAAGGGTGACATAATAAGAATTATGAGAATACTCAACATCCACAACTAAAAGCTTTTTGCGGACTGCTTCAACGGCATCAATTAATTTCATTCTCTTCCTCCTCAATTACAGGGTACTTCTCTCTAACTAGCTCAAGAACTTCAGCAACATGAGCTTGGAAGTTTTCAGTTTTCCTAATCTCTCCTCTAGCTGCAGGGTGTACCATTGGAATGTGTGGGATTCCATGACTGTTTAAAACACTCTGAACCTTATTACCCATTGCCACAACAGGCTTACTCATTGCCCTGACCCGAACTTTTCGGACTACTTCCTTTTTAACAACTCCATCTTCAAAGATATTTTCAAAATTTGCTTGGTTGTGTGGGAATCCTGCAGCATCAAAAGCCTCAAGCAAGGTCTTGCTGCTAAGGTGCATATCTCCCCATTTCCAAGCTCTTTCTTTAGCTGTCTTACTTGGCTCTTCCCCAACAAAAAGTATTCTCAAAAGCCCATCACTCATAAAGCCCCCCTGTGAAAATTAAAGTGTGCAAAAGCATCTTTACTTGCTTCTTTAAATTGATTTAGGATTTCCACCGCTTCTTTAAGGGATTGAACTTCCTCCTCAAGGTCTTTAATCCTTGACTCATTTGAGCTTCTTAAAATAGCTCTTTTATGCTCTCCAATCTGCGCCTCTAGCTTTTGAATCTCCCTTCTTTTGTGTTTAATAAATGACTTGGTTTTGCTGCGCCATTCAAAATCGACCAAGGTTTTTTTACCATCCATTATCATAGCTTCATCATGATCTAGCTTTGACTGAACATGGTCTATCAGTTTGAGTATTTCCTCCTTTTCATGGGTTTTTGCCTTCAATATCTGCTCATGCGCCTGAGGCGTTAAATCCCCAATAGCATTTTTAATTGCTTCCTTCATTAAACCGTCCATTTTTCATATCCTGTTGGTTGTTTACATTTGGGGCAAACTCCAAGTTCCTCCTGTAATCCTTCCGAAAATTCACAATGCCAACCACAATAAAAGCCCCATTCCTCAACCATTTTAATGTGCTTACATTTCTTGTTTCTGTATGTGAATTGTGGACAGGTACAGTTTAAATCATGCTCATCTGAGTATGAATTATTCGGGGTGATTTCATAAACCTCCCCCTTAGAGCCTGTTACCTCCTGCTTGAAATTATCACTGCTAAGGCAATAGGCTCTTAAAATAAACTCCTGACTCAAGGAACACTTATATAAGTGAATCCTCTTTCGGTAACATTGGGATTCTCTTGCTTAAAAACCACACCTTTTAAACGCACATCTCCTTCCCAACTTTTCCCGTTTAACTCCACATTTAAATCTTGCAGTCCTGTTAAATCATCTGTTAATAAATCCGCAATATAAAGGGCTTCATCATCTCCAATATTAGGGTTGAACCTCTCTTTTGCTTGGGTGTATAAATTCCATTTTTGCTGTACATCCTTTGATTTAAAATAATCAGTTGTGTAAGTCTCAAAATCTTCCCGAATTAGCTTTTTTGAAACTTGGTAATGTCTAGCCATGTCTTCAATTAATTCAGTCTTATTGATTTGGACAGGGCAAACCCTAGCCACTTTCAATAAATATTCAGCTTCAATCACCAACTCAATTAATTTTGGCATTTCCACCCCCTTCAGCTTCTAGGATTTGAACTTCAAGTAAATCAATTCTGTCACTCATTTTATTATTAAGGTTGCACATCTCCCGATTAAGTTCTTGTTGTTTAACAAGCACATCTAAAAGTTTGTCAACCACATCTTCTAGTTGTGCTAATTTATGGGTTATTTGATTTTGACCTTTCATTAAAATGTTCCCTTTTTAAAAAGGTGTATCATCATCAATATAAGGGGTGTTTTGGTTGCGATTTTCCCCACTCTCCCAAGCAGGTTGATCCTCTTTCACTTGGTTATTTTGTGGCTCAGATTGGCGAGAATCCAAGAATCTAAACTGTGAAGCTATAACCTCTGTCTTGTACTTCTTCTGCCCCTCCTGCTCCCAAGATTTAGTTGAAAGCTTGCCCTCCACATAGAGAATAGAACCCTTTGAAAGAAAGGACTGAGCTTGGTCAGCTAGTCTCTCCCAAGCAACCACATTAACCCATTCCGTTTTTTCCTGTTTCTGCCCCTGCTTATCTCTCCAATATTCAGTTGTAGCTACAGAAAAAGAGCAAACAGCCTTCCCATCATTTGTATATCTAATCTCAGGGTTTTTACCTAAACGCCCTATTACCATCACCTTGTTTAACATCAGCCCTCTAATTATTAGGGTTGCAAAAATATGGAAGTCTCGCCTTAATTAAAGCCCTAATATAAGTCTGCAAAGTAGTATATGAAACAATCCTTTTAAAAAGAATGTCAGGATCTACATCTGCAGCCCTCTGTAAGGCTAAAACAGCCTGAGGCAAAACTAAATGTTCATTAGAATCTAACTCCATCACTGAGGAGATAATTTCTAACTGCTCAACCGTTATTTCTTCCATCACACTCCTGTTTTGGGTTACTCATTGAAAGGCTCTGCATTGAGCCTTTCAGTAGTTCTCCAAAAACAGTAAATAGTTTTACTTACCGGTAAATAGTTTTGCTTACCGGTAAATAGTTTTGCTTACTGCTTTTATGTAAACGAAAGAATCAGATCGTTTTCAGACCAAAAAGGGAATAAACCTTCCGAAATAGACCAAATAAAATCATTCTCTTCCTTATCTAAATCCTCATCTAAATAATTATGAAATCCGCTTAATTTAAGAAGAGCTTCTTTTTTAGAAACCTGAAATTTAATAGGTGTACCATTGCATGAGGCTTGAACAAATACACGGGTTGATTTTTTGATTGCAGTTCTTAATTTCATCAGATAAACCCTAGCTTCTAGGGGAGCAGAGCCCCCCTGAGTTATTAATTAGGCTGCAATAAGCTTTCTAGCTTGCTTGAGCCCCCTGTTTCTAATGTTTGCGCCTTCCCCATACCAATTAACAGCACACCTCTGAGAAGCTGATTTATTTTCCCCTCCCCTGAGATGGGCTGTGTAGTGGGTTGTCGCTTGATAGGCATGGAAAACACTTCCTCTCTTCTCAGGGGGAAGATTGAAGGCTTCCCACTCATAAGCCTCAAACATTTGCTCAATCGCCCTAGAGCCTGACTTCAAAGCCTCTTCGTAAGCCTCATCTTCAGCCTTTAGCTCATTGGGGTCACGATAAGGTTTCTTCAAGGTATAGCGAAAATAATTTTCTAGGCTCTTGTAGTCAAAGGGCTTGTCTGCCATAGCCCTCAACATTTCCTCAGTCAGCTTGAGCCCCTTCACTGCTGCATCAGTCACTTTCTGAATGTCTGCTATAGCCTCATGGACTCCTGACTTGTGTATGATTTTTACATGATAGTTTTGCCCTGCTGTATCCGCCCAACCCAAAGTATTCTGACAAACTACCCTGACAGAAGTGGGGAGAATCTTAACGGCATGTTCCCCATCATGACCGCTTGAAAAAAGGAAGTAAGGCATGATTGGGTCATTTTTGATTGGCTCAATTGGGTCAAGATTCATCTTGCACAAAACCCAAATTCTTGAGCCCCCATGTAAAACCCCTGCGGTCTCATAGGTTGCTATTCCCTCCTTGATAAACTTATCAAAACAGTCAAAAGCCACATCATTTTGAACAGGCACATAACCGTCAGAAAGCCCCTTCCCAAAGACTGTATTGTTATCTGCTCTGACAACAAAATTAGCATTAGGGACTTGCTCCCATTTGCCATTGACTTTCATAGCTGAAGGTCTTAATTCCACCTTAAAATTTAAGTTTGGATTGGCCTTCAAATCTTCAGTAGTGAAGCCCTCAGGCATCTCCTGCCCTAGTCCATGCCAAGGCTTTGCGCCTGTGTAAATCATATCGTTGGCGCTTGCTAATTCATGACTCATTTTCAATTCCTCAATTAGAGTTACTCATTGAAACACTCGGAATTGAGTGCTTCAGTAGTTCTTCAAAATGAGGAGGGAGGGGAGCGACAGAAGCATGCGTTTTTTCTGCATTGCTTGAGGCTGTGGGGCTCAATCAGCCCTTGGTGTGAAGCTGATGTCTGCAGAGCCTTAGCCCTTGCCCCTCCCTTTAATTTAAAGCTCTTCTTCTCCCTCAAAAGGGTTGTCTAAAGAATCCAAATAATCATTTAGTGACCTGTCTTTTATCCTGTCTAACAGGTGGTTTAATTCAGCTTCATTTTGTTCAAATGGCTCAAACATTTTTAAACTCCTTGTTAAAATAAAGGGGAGCAAAGCCCCCCAAAAGTGTTAGCCAACCTTTTGCACACCTGCCCAAACTCTGCCGTCAGAGCCAATCATTTCAATTCCACCAACAGTCTTTTCTTTCTTAGCTATTCTGTAATCTTCCAACTTTGTCTCTTCAGCAGGAAGCCAAGTATAAACCCCGTTGATTTCTGATGCCTTTCTCCCTGAATATTCGGGATGAATTGAGACACCGTAATCATAGCCAAGTCTTAGCTGAGACATCTGAGACATCATTGTTTTGGGCGAAAGGTCAGGGAAGTTTTCCTTGCCCCCTTCAAACAGTTCCTCTCTTGTTGCTCCTTCAGGTCGATCAATCAACTCAGCCCAAAATGCTCTAAGTGCTGAAGAACCATTAACCTTGGATTGTGTCTTCTTTCCACCCCTTGGGTTGATAGGCTTGACTGAAATCTTCAGCTTCCCATCTTGATCAAGACAATCACTCAGCAGATTAGTCAAATCATTGCAGAACGTGACATGCGGGGGGTCAACCTGCAGTTTCTTACTGATCAAAAGAAACTCTAAAAGTTTTTCAACCTTGGTGCAATTAGAAGCAAGGGCTTGCATTTCTTCCACTGCTGCAATCTTTGCTTCCTTCTCTGCCTCATGCAAATCTGTCTCAGTCTCAACTTTGGTTTCCTGCTTTTGGCTTTGTTCAGGGGCTTCTACCCTTACAATTGGCTTCCCTGTGACACTCCATGCCTCAACAACAAGCTTCTCAGGCTGTGGTGAAACTGCAGGGGCTGCAGGGGCTTCAACTTTTGCCTTTGGGGTACTTGGCTTTTTTGTGATTGGCTTCTTTGTGGTTGGCTTTTTCGGGGCTGCAGCTTTGGCTTTTACTCCTGCAGAAACCTTGGAAACAGCCTTCTTTACCGCTGAAGTTGTGGGCTTCTTGGGGGCCGCAGGTTTCTTTGCTGCTGCTCTCTTGTTGGTTGTGGTTGCTTCTACTTGCTTGCTTTGGGTTTGGGCTTTTGCTGTCATTGTAAAATTCCTCTGATAGGTTGCTTGTGAACCCCCCTCACTGAATTGCAAAGGGAATTCATCAGCAACCCCCGAAGGGGTTGGGCTCTAATAGTTTCTGATACAGTCAATAACTATTTTGGTGATTCTTTTACTTTCCTCAGTGTCAAAAAGTCCATGCTTAGTATACGAATGGTTTTGAAACATTTCTCTAGCGTGAACGTAAAAGTTTGCAGCTTTTACAAAATCACCACTTTTATAAAAAGCATCTGCTTTTCCTAAAGAGTTTTTATAAGCATCTAGATAAGTAAGCATTTGGTTCCTCAATAAAAGTTATTAACACCCGTTTTCTTCTAGCTCTTGCTCTAACATATTCATTGCCACATCAATAACCGCTTTATCTACCTCTGAAGCTTCAGCCCAAAGTTCCTCTAATTTGTAATAATCTCTGTTGTTGATTGCTGCTGAAATTGGATCAATCATTTTAAATACCTCAAAAAGTTAAATGGCTTAGGAGACAAACTCTTTATTGAGTTGATCTCTACAGCCATTCGGCTGTGACTTACGCAATGCAAAAAAGCTAATATCATCCATGACACTTCTTTTTATCGCTACCCCCTGATTTTCTCAGTGAGGAAGTCTTTCTAAACAGCACTCGTTCAAGTCTTCGTTCTCTACTTACCTTTTCAGGTCAGTGCTGAGTCTCAATTGTCACCCCGTAAATCCCTGAGGGAAGTGGCTTGGGGTATCTAAGGAATTAAAAAGAGACACCAACTTGATGCCTCTTATTCACCCCTCAGAGGCTTCTGAATTTCTTGCAAACTTTTTTCATGTCCCAAGATTTCATCAACTCCTGACTCCCTTCTCCAAAGATCGCCTCCCAAGCTTCTGTTGAAGAAAGCCCGCTCTTTGTGTGATTCATGATCTGAAGTGCAATGTCTGCTTGTGTGTTCATGTCTTTTGTCGTTCTCATTTTGTTTCCTCGTTGGGGTTTGTTTTTGCTGACTCACTCAGCGTGTGAACCTATAATATGTTAACATGAGATTTAATGTCAACACTTTTTTTTAACGCCTTATTAAAAATAATTTAATTTCTATGGGGGAGTTTAGGGTATAGCGTCTTTTTTACCCATATCACTTACTTGATTCTTACAGAGATGAGCCGATTTTTTCTCTCTGTGGATAGAGGTTTATCCAATCAATCCCCCATAAAAATTAGTCTTCAAGCTGCATACATTTGAACATGAAAAGGTGTTTCTATTACAAGAGGTTTTAGGCTGTGAGAAAATTTTACTTTACTCCTGAGCCATGAATCATAATGGGCGCTGAACAGAAACCCACAGGAAGCTTTTTAATTTTACCCCCCTTCTTTAAGAAGGCTTCAATCTGTTCTGAAAACTCTGAATCCTCAGGGTTCAACTCTGTGGGGGTTCTATCAAGCTTGCATCTATCCCCAATGATAGCCCAAGGACTTCTGTAAAAATCCCCTGTATCAGCATCAAAACAGCTTTCAACCTCAACCTCAGGAACATAGCCTTTTTTAAGTTTCTTTCTCCTAGCTGAAAAGCATTTATCACAAAACTTTTTAAAATGAGATTTGAGTTTAACCCCACAGTCTCCACAGTTGGGAAGAGGTTTTTTCTCTCTTTCAATCAATTTTGTTTCCGCACAGGCTCTGTAATGGTCCTTTAAATGCTTAGAGCAGCAAAAACGGTGTTCCCTATTTTTGGGGATGAATTTTACATTGCACTCATGGAAGCCACAAACAACCTCAACCTTAGGTTTTGCGGCTCTTGCAGCTAATCTTTTTGCGTGAAATTTCTCATAATTCTTTTTTCTGTGTTTTGCCTGAGCAGTTTTTTTACAGGGTTCTGAGCAATATAAACTGTTGAAATTTTGCGGAATAAATAGATTTTCACAGGTTTTACAATTTCTTTGACCTATTTCTTGAGTTAAAGTAATCCCCCTTTTTCTCCTTGAAAACTGCTGTTGACAGGCTGATGAGCAGTGTTTTTGACAGTTATTGGTCACTTCATATTCTTTTTGGCAATTTAAACATTGAGTTATTGACCCGATTTTTTTCTTACGGTTCAGCTTTGCCCATAAATGCGAATTTTCTTGGCATTTCGCAGAGCAGTAATACATAAATTTTTGGGATCTTCTAAATTTACCCCCACAACTTAAACATTCTACTTTGGGCTTTAAAAACTCTTCCTTACAATTTGGGGAACAATAAACTTTTAATTCCCTTGTTGTCACAAAGGAGGTTCCGCAATTTTTACAATTCCCTAAATCATAACTTCCTTTTCTTGATTCCTTGTACCGTTGCTTCTGCAAAAGCCCCTTGCACATTTCACCGCACACTAACTGCCTGTTTGCATTGCTTTTAATTTTTGAAGGGACATAGGCAAAACCACAAATTACACAAATTTTCATTAGCCTCTCTGAATTTTTAGTTGATTAATGGCTGAAATCGCATCATCCACAGACCTAACAAGGAAATAGAAACCTCCTGCCGATTCAACCTGTCTTTGGAATTCTTTTTGATGGGGTGTCTGTTTGCCTGTTGCCGTTTTGACTTCAAACCAAACACTCAGCCCCTTAAAAATCAGACAAATATCCGCCATTCCTCTCATTTCATTGTTATAGCGAAAAGCCCCCTCTCCATTGGGAATGCCCACTGTGTTGATTCTCCAACATTGGATTTTTTGAAACCTTAGAAACTCCATGATTGCCTTTTGAATCTGAGTTTCTTTGATTTTGTTTTTTAAGGGCATATTTAAAAACTCTTATATCAATCAACACAGCGTTAAAAATTAGAGATGAGTATAAAGACCTATGTTGCTAAGAAAAAGGGCTATGTTGAGCTTTCTGAGCCTTTTGAAGGGCAACCCCCTCCTCAAGCCTCTTTCCATACTCCTCAAGTGCCTTCATCTCAGGGTCTGTACTCCTATCTCTTTTCCCCAACTCTTCAGCCCTCCTTTGAGCTTTGAAAGCCTCTAGCTCTTGGAAAAAGCTGTGAATTTTTGGATGAACCTTTTTAGTCCCTTCTCTAGTCACCTCATCAATATCCTCACCTCCTAAATCCTGAGTACCCCCGATTAATTTGGGGAGGTCAGTCAAATAAAAGGTTTCTCCTGTTGTGGCTTTCAAGGGCTTACTCATTTCATAATGCCTTTGGATTTTGCCACCCCAATAGAGAATTTTCTGAGCTACAGGGAAAAACTCTTCTACTTCAATGATTTTAATACAAGTGGTCTTGAATAATCCCTGAGGCCATTTGTGCTTCAAAACAAACTCATTAAACATTAACTGCTTAAACTCTGCTTCAACTTCCTTGCGAAAATTGACAGCTAGAATTTTACAGCCCTCTTCAATCTCCTGCTTGGTTACTGTTTTAAGTTCCATAAACCCCCACATTCAGATTTAGGGCTTCATAAGTGGCAACCTCTGAAGCTTCAGCTTCTTCTTTCTCCTCCTGCACCTGAGTTAGAAATTGAGAAATTAGCTCTTCTGTCAAAAATCTCTCTGCATGAGCAGTTTGCTGTAAGGAATCCCTCTTGTTTAAAAGATAGTACCTAGTAGCTAAAAAGATTTCAGCCCTTTCAAATCTACCTCTCAACCTCAAATAAGCTTTCTCTGCCTTGGCTCTACTTGAATTCCTGAGCCCTGCTAGACTTTTCTTCTTGCACTCATTTTTCTCAGGCAGTCTTTGATGTGCTGATTTCCACCTAGCCCACCAATCAGAAAACTCAGGGAGAACATCAGCCTCAATATGCTTCAGTTTTTGTTGGGGGAACAAAACTAATTTAGGATTTTCAGCCTCATTTTGGGGGTGATCAGACAGTATATTATTATTAATATTAATATCTAAAGAAGAATTAATATTAAAAGAGTTATTATATACTGTCCCTTTAGCCTCATTTTGGGGCTGTTCCTCCGAAAATATTTCAGTATTTGTCAGTCTGATAAAAGGGAATTTCCCAAATTTACTTCTCTCAATCAGTTGCTTCTCTTCCAACTCCTTGGAAGCATTTCTGAACTCTGATGCACTCAGCCCAAAAATCTCCATGATCTTAGCTGACTTAATTTCAATCCATCCCCCCCGATTTGGGAGAGTATCAGCCGCATGTTTCAAGGTTGACAAAAGTATCAAACTTTCGCACTTTTTGAACTCACTTCTTTTTCTTCTAAGATAAGGAATCATTTAAAACCTCTGATAAAAATTTAAAATGATGTTAAAAATGTCACGCATTTACTCCCAAGTCTTCAGCCTTCTTCTCCTTGGTTTGTTGAAGTGATTGAAAATCTTCGGGCATAATTTTAAACCCTGCCTGTCTAGCATTTTGTACTGCTTTCATTGCTGCATCAAATTGAGATTTATTTTTAGCAGTAGCTAATCCCGTCCTAAGCTCATCAATTCTTAGCTGATAATTATCATTGGTGGAAGGAGGTTGAACAGGCGCATTTTTCTTGTTCTGCTGCACTCTGCCTCTTTCCTTCTTAGGGCTTTCTTGGGGCTGTTCCTGAGGCTCTTTTAGCTCACCTCTACCAACTGCTGTTTCTGCATCATCATCTTTATCCCCAACTAATAGAAAGATGGTCTGAAGGCTTTGTCTCCTTCCATATGAGAGGGCTGAACCTGCGGCCTGTGGGTCTTTCTTAACCATTGTCAGATTAAAGGCTGTCTGAACATACTGCTCAGATTCCAAGTCTTGCAGCCTAGAAATAACCATCTCCCCACAGGGCCACTGAGTGAAGCTTAGTTTTGAATCTTCTAAAATAGGGTCAATTTTTTCAAGTGACGCCTTCAATGAAGCAAAATCATTCTTGAAATGGTCATTTCTGTTATCAAATTTAATAGTATTCCCAAGCATCTTTTTGGCCTCTTTCATAGCTTTGAGAAGTTCATTAATGCTAGCTGATGTTTGGAATAATTCCATTTTGCACCTCTTATAATATCTAAATATAATGGTCAATATACTTGAAAAACTCTAGATGTCTTTGTGACTTGGAAAAGGTCACAAATTTCGGGATGTGCTTTTTTTAACTCCTTCTGATTTAGGGTTGTTCTTTGCTGCTCCCCCCACTTCACCAAAGGCGAACCATCATTGGACAAAGTGAGAGATTCAGAGCCTCTTTTGAGTAAAGCCATTTTTAATTGATTCTCCTTCTCCTCCTTTCTGCTGTTTATTTCAGCCAATTGGATTTTTATGTCTCTGAGGTCTAGACAGATGTCTAGTTCCTCATCAGTTGCTTCCTGAGCCCCCTGTAATTGGATTAAATCCACATCAACAGGCTGTGAAGGCGTAGGGGGTCTTTCTTCTTCAACTCTCTGCCAAAAGTCTAAATAGGTTTCAATCATTCTCTCCTCAATTTCTAAGTCTCGCTCAATGTCAAATCTGACTGTCTTTCTCTGATCTAAGAGCAGGGCCACCACATAGCAGACAGGGCTCCCAAAAATCATCATGTAGTGCCTAACCTGCCACTCTATATAGGGGGGAAGTCCAAGTCTGTAATTCCTAGACATTCCCGTTTTGGTTTCAACAATTGCGGGGGGATTCCAATTAATTAGGCCATCAACATGCCCCCCGATAAACTTATATTTAACATGGCGTTTAAAGTTAGAAGGAATAATAGGATTCCCTAGTATTTTTGTTGCCTCATTTAAAACAAATGGTTCTAAATAACTGCCAAGCTGAACAGCTATATTTTCACTTAAATCTTCGGGCTCTTTCCTCCCAATCTTTTCATTAAAAACTTGAAGGGGTGTTTTGTATCCCTGCCCCATCAATGCTGCGGCATCACTGCCGCCTATATAACTTTTGTGGTCGGGTCTTGTTAACATTATGTTTACCTTTAATTATATTAATTAACTTCTTCTTAATTAAAACTTGCGGTAAATCCTGCTCGGTGTTAAATATTCATTATATGCAAATATAATCCAAAGATTATATTTAACTCTATGTTAAAGATCAATATAAATAACTGATGTTTTCAGCCTTTACTGTTGAATACAGAAATATGAGCAGAAGGAAAACTTTGTTTTTCCAAAAAGTTGCTCATATAGCTTTTGGTGGTGGGCTGCATGTCTATTCTAAAAGAGTATTTGCTCGTAAACATTTCTTGAGACAATCCAAATTTTGGAAAATGACAATGGGCTATCATGATCTACTTTAGAAAAAGGATGCAACAAAAGAAATATTCGTCACTATCAATTATTTATGAAAAATTTTTGTTTCTCTTTGATTGATTAAATTTAGTCGATCTCTTGGGTTTCCTCGACTTAAAGCACCTGAGCCCTCACTAATTTTAATAATAATATCAGAGATTAACAATGTATAATAAAGTAAAAGTAAATGACAGACTCAATCAAATTATTGAAGAATCTCCTTACAGATCCAAGACGGAATTTTGCCAAGCTTTAGGAGTATCCCCACAAGTTTTAGGAAATTTCCAAAACCCTAACAACCCTGAGAGAGATTTACCCAAATCAGTATTAAATGGACTAGCAAAATTAGGATATAATATAACTTGGCTTCTTTATGGTGCAGGGTCACAGAAAGCTGTTTTCAAGGATCAGCAGGAAGAAATCCAATCACTTAGGGAGCAAGTACAAATCTTGGAAAGATTGGTCGTCTTAAAGGAAGGGCAAGATGAAAGCAGAAGAAAACGATATAGCGAACGGGCTGAAAAAGAGGCGTGATAATTTATGTCAACAGCTAGGAATTGACAGTAAAGCCTTAGATGAGGGCTTACTAGGAAAATCACAGAGAGAATTAAGCACAGAAAGAATCGCTGATTTATCAAGAGCCCTAGCGGAGCATTTCGCTAATTCTCAGGTAACTGATGAAGTGGTGATATCTTGGCTTGAAGACTATTTAAAGGATTTGAAGTCTGAAAAAATGGCTGTTCCTTTAGCTTCTATGAGAATAAATGCAACCCTTGCAGAAAAAGAAAATTTCGGGGTTTAGTGGGAAGAAGTCGCAAGAAAATTGGCTACAGAGCAGATAGGAAATATTATTATGGCATCTTTGATTCTGAAAATGGGAGGGTTCGCCATTTCTTGATTAATGAGTCTGACCTTATTGTAAAAACAACACAAAGGGGGAGAGTAGCCCGTTCGCTTTTAGAAAAGGATATTCTCCTAGAACAGCTTTGGTTGAAAAAACTGAAAGAGCTTGAAACCAAAGAAAAAGCTGTTGCCCAACCTCCCACCAAATCAATCCGCCAAGTCTTCCAAATTTATCTGAAGATTCAGACCCCTCTCCTCTCCAAAAATTCCATCATCCACCTCAAAGCATCTCTCTGCCCATTTGTGGAGATGTTTGGGGATCAAGAAGCTATTGACCTCAATATTGATCTAATTAGTAAATTTACAGCATTTCTGAAAGCCAAGCAACTCAGGCCCATTACAATCAACAGCTATCTGATCCAATTAGGGACATGGCTGAATTGGCTTGTTGAACAAGGCATTATCTTGAAACGCCCAAAAATTAAACGTCTGAAATACACAAAGAAAAACCCAACCATTTATTCTGTTGAAGACTGCAAAAAGATTGAATCCTATATTTCCCGAAAAATTAAAGAAGGTGGGAGGTATCAAAAAAGGTGGGCTCTTGTATTCCGTTTTTTTATGCTAGCGAGATACACAGGGGCAAGAGGGGGTGAGCTTGTGCATTTGAAATGGGAGCAGATCAATCTGATTGAAAAAACAATCACAATTAAAGAAACAGAAAATCAGCAAGTGAAAGGGGGAGAAGAAAGAGTGGTTCAGATTGGTTCTGTTTTGTATCAATATTTGATGAGCTTACAAAGACAAGCTGAAGGACACTTTTTAAAATCTGAAGGGGTGAGCCCTTTTTGGTCTGAACTTGACCCAATCACACGCACCTTTAAAAAGATAAATAAAGAGCTAGGCATCTTACAAGATCCATCTCCAACACATGGGTTCAGGTACACTTTAGCGACTGAGCTTTTAACAAAAGGCGTTCCCTTAGTAGATGTTCAAAAAATCTTAGGACACAAAAAGATTGAAACAACTATGATTTATTTCAATAACACACAGTTAGAAACTAAAGATGCAATGGAATTGGTTGGGGAGTAAAAGATTTGGTTCTTTTGTGGTTCTGAAAAAATAAGGGGAATTAAAAGAAATTGATGCGGACTAAAGGCGTTTCATGGTCGGGGTGACTGGGTTCGAACCAGCGACCTCTTGTTCCCAAAACAAGCGGATTAATCCCTGTTTTTCCTGCCTCTAATAGCAACATATTATGTTGGTTCTAATAAGGTTCTGAAAAACAGAACACTTACAAAGAAACTCAAGCCACACTGTAAAGGAGAAGCCTGTCCTATATTAGTTAAATGGCAGGAAGAGGTTAATGATAAGAAGGAAAAAAGGAAATGCTATTTTTTGCCGGTTTTCTTTTTTTTCTTTTTCTTTTTCTTACTTCCATAATGAGAAGGAAACTGAATCATTTTATTCTCCTAAGTTTTACGTTTTCGCCATAGATCAGCATCTGCTTGTCTAGCCTTGCCCTTACCACTCACAAAACTGTTAACTCTCCCTCTAGCCCATGCAGCCATAGAGACATTTCTTGAGCCACTGCTCAAAAAAGCTCCCTGACCTCTCCTGTAAACTGCTGCCAAAATAGATTTTTTTATCCCACTTTCTTTAGCCTTAGCCAACAAATATTTTTCTGTAGCTTGGCTTAGTGGTTTTCGTTTTCTTTTTTGACTCACTTTCTCCTTTTTTTAGTTTTACCTTGTGCAGTCCTTGAACGATTAACTGCCGCAACATCAATATATTCACCTCTTTTATAAGCTAAGGCTGTCCTTTTAATTTCTTGTGCTTTCTTTCGCTTATTTCTAGCCCCTGACAGGTATTTTTTAGGAACCCCTTTTGATTTAGCAACCTTTCTAAATTTACGCATTCCAATTACCTGTTTTAAGAATTAAAGCGACTTCATTGGCTCTTCTAGGAGTTTGATCAGCCCAACGAGAATCTAAAGCTTCTTTTGCTGCTTCATCCCACTCAGAAACCTCAACTGCTCTAATCATCCTTTTAAACTTTAAAAAAGTCCCAATTCCTAGCTGAAAAACCATTGCAACTAAAATTGCATGTCTCACCTCATCAATATCCTCAGGGAGATCAACACTAGCTTCTAATTGGGCTTTAGCTTCATCAACATCATTCTTTAAAAGGACTGTGGACTCATCAACTGTTAGCCCCTTATCCCCATCAATTCTTCTGCCATAGCCAATAGTCCAATTTCCTAAATGATCTTGGTAAGCCTTGGAGGAAAAGCCTTCATGAGCTTTTAGATGTTCCAAAAGGATAGAATAAACTTCACCCTTCATTTTTCTCCTTCTGCTTTTTTCTCCATTGTTTTAAAAATTTAACCCCCATTACCAAAGCAACAGGCCCACCTGCTAAAACAACTGCAGCTTCAGCGAAACCTGTTGATAAAGCTAAGTCAAAAAGACCTAAGGCTAAATCTTCAACTTCTACAGCTTGGGGAGGTTCTGCTGTTGTTTCAATTAAAACATTAGTTGTTTTTTCTACAACTTCATCTTCAACAGCACTTGTTATTAGACTTTTTAATATTTCTTCCATTTCCCCCACATATATTTGCAAAGGTTTCAGAGAATAATGCCCTATCTTCTACACTCATTGTTTGAACTTCTAACCAAGTAAAATTCTTTCTAAATTCATCAACTACACAGGAACAATTTTGTGCGGCTAATTGAATTGCGAAATCTTTTGGTGCGCCCATGTTGTAGTACATTGGATACAAAGCTTGTGAACAATTATAAACCCATTGAGCTAAATAAAGTGTTGGGTAATCAAGAGTTTTATTGTCCTGAGTGTATGCAGGAGGAGAACAAGCAAATAATCCAATAATAATTAAAAAGCTAGTTATAAGGAGTTTCATTTAATTCCTTCTCTTTTAATTTGGCAACTTGCTCCTTGCCTTCATCAAAACCACATTCCCCACACATCAACCCAAATTTAGGATGAAACCCTAAATTATCAGATTTACATTTAGGGCATTTCTCTAAATCATCATCATGGTCAAAATGTTCATGCTTATCTTTTGGCCCCAAAAATCTTCCTTTAACCATTATTTACCTTTTAATGAGTCCATCTTTTGAGATAGTTCAGAAATGGCAACAGTCATATTAGTTAACGTGGTGTTAAGTTTCTCATGTACTTGTAAAAGCTGTTGAGATTGGCTTGCTTGTAAATTTGCTAACTTCTCTGTTGTTGCCTGTTGTAGTTGTGAATTTTCTCGTAGAAGTTCACTAACACGGATATCACTATCAGAATCTTTAGAAAGCCAAATATTCCGCTCTTTTTCAAACCCCCTTAAAAGAAAAACAATCAACCAACCCGAGAAGGTTAAGGAAGCCATACCAAAGCCCAAATCTTGAACTAAGGAAATTAAAGTATTGGGCTCTGTTGGCATTTTAAAAACCTCTTTTTAATGTGGTGTTAAAATCAAAACTTTATCGGGGTTAATGTGTAATTGTCATCATCATCCTCACCTCCTAGCATCCTATAATCCCCTGCTCCTGCTGCCCATAATTGTCCATCATCAGTTAAAACCTCGATTCCACCATATTCATTATAGCCATAAAATTTTGCATCTGTGATGGTTTTCTGACAAGGTACTTCTCTTAAAAATTGGTTGGTTGCATTTGCATGTCCAATACCTGTCCCGTTTCCTCCATAACCACAGACATAAACTTTACCTGCATCAGTTAAAACACCAAACCTTTCGTAAGAGCCTGAGTTGCCTGTAAATATCTTTGTTACTGTTTCCCCTGCTCCTACAGGTGCATCAGAAGTATTACCATCTGCTGCTGTCAAAAGAACATCAATCCAAGTGTTCTGCTGTGTTGTATTGCCATTGCCAAGTTTCCCATAACCATTATAACCTGTGGCTTTCACTGTCCCATCTGATAACAAAACCCAAGCTGAGTAATAATCATATCTTGGGCAGATTACTTGAGATACATTTCCTGAGCTAATGGTTATTGTTGGGGTGGTAATATCTATATCAGATCCATTTCCTAACCCTGATACTCCGTGGAGTGACCTTCCTACAAAACTCAAATTCCCATCTGTTGTTAAAATAAACGCAAATTCCGGCCCCGCAAAAACCTTAGAAATTATCCCGTTTGTGTCACCATTAGATGAGTCCAAAGATCCACCATTCATAAGGTAAGGAATAGAAGCAGTACCTGTCCCTGTCGTTCCATTGCCCAAAGCACCATTAGCATTATACCCTACTGAATAAACTTTATTATCTGAGGTAACAAAATAAGTTGTTGAATATTCTTCTCTTGTTTTGGCAACCTGAGTAACAGTTATATTACTTGTTGATTTTAAATTCCCAAAAAATGGGAGTTCTGCAAAAAAGTTTCTCCCTGTGGTTGTATCATGAGACACATTCCCCATCCCAAGCTGTCCATAAGCATTATAACCACAGCCATAAACTCGACCATCTGAGTCTATAACATGCTGAGATTCATCAGCTTCTTGTCCACATTGATGCCCGATCTGCACAATATCTTTGCCATAAAGGGCATTATCAACATGATTATAAGTTGAAAGATTAAATGGTTGATAAAGATGTTTTGAAGCCCCAACCCCTTTTGCATCATATGATGATGTTTGATATTCACCCCAAACCCATAAATCACTATTTTTATCTACACAAAAACAAGCGAATCGGTGATTATGCCAAAATAAAGGGACAGTAAAACCATTCAATCCTGTGGTTGTTTTTACTCCTGCAAATCCTTTGGGAAAAGCTATTGGAGCAGGGTTAGAATAAGTAGTAGAATTTGCTCCTCTGATAAAATAATGACCGTTATAACCCCAACCAACTAAAGAATCATCTTCCATCACAGCCCACCTTGAAACTGTGTTCAACTGCATATGGTCATAAGTTTCTAAGTATTTTACTCTTCTTGAGGAGGCTGTTGGAATACTTGTCCAAGTTGGTAATAGAGTTGTTGCATCAACTTCTAAAACTTGGTTCGCTGTCCCAATTGGTAAAGCAACAATAGTTGTCCCATTGTTATAAACTAAATCTCCACTGTTTAAAGCAACCCCTGTCCCTGACGCAAACAACTCAAAATTATTAGTTGAATCAAATGCTCCTGCGGCAGCAGTTGCCACCTTACAAACATAGGTATTTGTAAAACCACTTCCATCTGTGTAACTAACAACATCTTGTAAATAATAAGTTGTTGTTGCATCAAAAGCACCTCGCCAAGTAAAGGCAACTTTCCCAAGAACTATATTTGTCATTTATCTACTCCTAAAAAATAAGTTTTGCAGGTGAATATTGGTCTGAATTAGTCGTATTTAAAAAATTATGATGCCCCGAATCGCCCCAAGCATAGACATCCCCTTTGTCTGTTAAGGCATAACAATATGCCTGATTATATTCACCAACGTTCCATACATAGTACAGCCTACCCATTATTTGAAAATCAACAATAGCGTCTCTTATTGGAACATAAGGATAGCCATTTGTGTGTGTTGGTCTAAGTAAGCTGTTGTTGCTATAAATGTCATATCCTGCATTATCAGTTGTGATATTATAATTAGCAGATGGCCCCATAGAGTAAGTAACACCATTCCCCAAAATCCCCTTTGAATTGTATCCTGCCAAAAAAAGCCTTCCTTGATTGTCTAAAGCACCGTGTAATCTGTAGATATTCCCACCGAAATTTATGAACTTGGTGATGTTGCTGTTGTAATAATTTTGATCGAAAAGAAATTTGTTGTTTGTTGTAAAATCTGTCCCATTGGTGGGCAAACTGTTTGTGTTATAGGTTGGGCCTGTCTGATAACCACCATTACCCCTATGTCGATAATCTCCATTTTCCATTTCAACAATTAACTCATTATACCCATTTGCAGTAAACCAAGCTCTTTTTACACCTTGTCCAAGACACCATAAAGAATCATTAAGTCGGGAATCTAAGTAATTAGTTGAAGAATTAGTTAAGCCATTAATTCCTGAACTTCCAACATTAACATAAGCAGGATTATTTTGTTTTAACCAAAGATCCCCATTTTCTTGAACTAAAACATGACCATAATAATCGCTTGTCGAATTGTGTTGTCTTTGGTAGCTCATCTGAGCCATTTTTATTTTCCCTGCTGCCTCTACTTTTCTAAAAACATTTGTGTCAGTATTCCCCCAAAGTAAAGAAGGCCAACCTGCTTCATAATAATCCCCATTTACAGCCCTTAACCCACTTGCTGCACCCCAAGGCGCACAAGTTACCCCATCCATAGGAACATCTTGAGTAAGCTCAATCAGTGTAAAATCCCAAGTGTCTGTATTTGTTCCTATCCCCAATTGTCCATTACCATTATGACCTGCTGACCACACCTTGCCTGTGTCTGAAAAAGCAAAAGTTCCATGATGGCTACCGTATTGACCCCAATAACTAACAACCGCAACAATTTTATCATTGGCTGTAAAAACTGAGGGCATTACTTCATGTAAGCACAAAGGCACTTCTAAATGACTACTTGAATAGATAGAACCTGTAAAATTTTGATAAGTGCTTGTACTCATTCCAAGAGCTTGGTAATGCCCATTAGCCCAAAGCCTATCGTCTGTATCTATGTAAAAATTACTGTGTTGTCCACCAAATATTTTCTTAATTCTTGTCCCTTTTGGGAATGGAATAACATTTGGAGTTCGCCCAACATCTCCATCAATATTTCCTGTTCCAAGTTCCCCTGAGTGGTTATATCCTACCCCTCTTACAGTTCCATCATTCATTAAAAATAAGCCACTGAAATAATTTGCGGCATGAAGATGGCCCATTCGGTAGCCTTCACTTATTCCATAGCTTGCTATTTGGGTTACTCGCTGTCCATTTCTGTCCATTCTATGATTAAATTCAACCTCAGTTCCTGAGGAATTAACCACTAAAACTTCACTTGTTACCCCTGTGGTTGTATAGTTTCCACCTGTTATAATTTCCCCTCTAACTAATGCGTCAATATTACCCCTTGCAAATATCTCAAACGCATTGGATGAGCTATTATATTTCCAAGCTGCACCTTCTTTGTGAACAACATCATTATTTTCATAAGTATTTAATGCGCTGTATTCACCCTTCCAACGATAGCCTACTTTTTTATAGTCAATTGCATTAGTAACACTCATATTACCATCACTAAATCATTGTTAATAATTTGAAAGTCCATTGAAGTCCCAAGGTAATACTCTTTTGTCAATTCATTCAAAGTAACTACATCAGTTGGGTCAGCAGTATATTTATTTAAATTGGTTAAGTTCCCTGCCCCATCAGCAACTAAAGAAAGCTCAAAATATTGGGTTGCTGTACCTCCTACCCCTGTTACATTTGACCCCAAAGCCACATTGTCTAAAGTGGCAATTCCTCCTGTTTCACTTAAAACAGTTGTTGAACCGTCTGACTTCCTGAGTGCAATGCCACTTGAAGGCAAATTAGTCGGGAAGTAATCCGCAATATTAAGCCCTTGGTTTACCCATTCTGTGTTGCTGCTGTCATAAACTAAAACATCATTATTTGCTATGCTTGTAATATTTACATTCTGCAAATTATCAATAGTGTCTTTGTATTCAAGGTTTGTCCAAGAAGTGACACCATCCCCAAGCTTAAAATATTTTGTATCTGTCTCTAGCCCTAACTCTCCTTGAGCTAGTGTAGGATCAACATTAGTCCAATTGGCTGATGCGTCCCTTCTAAGTTGAATAATTCTAGCCATTAGGTGCTTGCTCCTGCATCAAAGGTTTGCCCTGCTGTGTATACTGAGGCGCTATTGCCCCCATCTAAATCCCCTGTACCACTTCCACCACCACCACCACCCGATTGATTTGGAAGCCATTCTGAGTTACCTGTTCCATCAGCCACCAACACATAACCCTGAGTGGCGTTTGCTTGAATTGAAATGTCATATGAAGAGATTTGGTTTTCCCTAACTGCATTGGTTGCAATCTTGGCATTAGTCACAGCCCCATCTGCTACTGAGGGGGAAGCCCAAGAAACCCCTCCTGCTCCATCAGAAGTTAAATTAAATCCACTTGTAGCATGATTTCCTTGGGCATCAGTTGAGCCAAAATCTGCGGCATCAACAGCCCCTAGAGTTGTTTGTCCTGTCCCACCATTTGTAATTGCAACTGTCCCACTTAAATACCCCGAATCATTAGTCCATTGGGAAATATCCCCACTTTTATTTGTGAAAGTATGAGTTGAAGTTCCTGTGACATCACCAATCACTTGATAAGTTATATCATCCTCATTTGAGTTGACTATCAACCCCTTCCCTTGATGCCCTGACATTGAAGGAAGAAGGTTTCTCCTTGCTACTACAGCAGTTGAAGCCCCTGTTCCCCCATCTGAAATTGCCAAATCAGTAATTCCCGAAACGCTTCCCCCTGTGATGGTCACTGAATCAGAGGCTTGTGTTGCAATACTCCCCAACCCTAGATTGGTTCTTGTGGTTGCTTGGTTTGCTGTCCCTGTCACTGAAATAGCCCCACCTGTGGCGAGGGCATTAGAAATGGAAACGCCACCTGAGGCTGTAAGGGTTAAGACTGTGGTATTAAAAACCTCAATCTCATTTACTTTTAATAAACTCATACAATTTCTTTTATTTCAAAATTCATAGAGTAAAGTTGTGAACCTTGGGTTGAATAAGAAAGTGTTGGCTGTACTGACAAAAACCCAAAGACACTTGTTGATTCTTGATAGCCTAAAATCTCTGCTGCTATTGGTTGGGCTCTGACGCCTTTAAAAATTCTAGTAACATTGGCTCTTTCAGATTCTTTAACAGAAAGACTTCCTGCAAAGACTCGCCTAGATTCTCCAATTCTAAAATTTAACCCTGTGGCATTTTCCTCTGTTATCCCAAACTCTTCAGAACTTTCAGTTAGCCCAACTTGAGGGTTAACAGTAGTTAAAAGTTTCCCTGCTCTAATGGTATTGACTGCAATAGGCAACTGCATTGAACCCACTGAAAAATCAGTTGTTCCACCTGAGGAAAATTTAATATTTCTATTACCATCCCCCAAACCTGTAATTCTTGTGATTTGGTTTGGCCCAACAAAAGAACCAAGTCTAATTTGGGGGTAATTGTCATGAAGGATTGAATTAGCCCCTCCCCCTGTCATTAGCTTCCCAAAGCTATCCCCTGCAGCAGACCAATAATTTAAATTTCCTTGGACATTCACAGAATTAACTAGCTGAATATCAACAGTTTCAGTATTGCTTGGGCATTCAGCAAAAATTCCATTATTCCAATGAGTAAGGCCATTTAATAAATAAGCCTCTCCCATATCATAGGAATTTGTAATTGTTTGAGTGTTTAAAGTAGAGCCCCCTGAGTTTTTAAAAGTTAGCTGCACATACTCAGCAAGATAGCCAATAAAAATAGCTTCAGCACCTGAGCAAGTAACTGTCAAAGTCACATTGGTTGTATCAGCTATAAAAGGTTGTTTGGGGTAATTATTTAAAACTTTCAGAACCGAATAATCACTGTTCAAATTACCTTGGGAGGTAGTAACTGAGGTAATTAAATCAGTATAAATCAGCTTCATATTTCCCGAATAAATTCAAGGGTACTTGGGCCACTTATTGTAGTCATCTCATCATCAAACTGATAAACAACTTTTGTAATGGTAATGATTGCTTGCAGGTTCTTCATTTCATCAAAACATTGGACTCTATAACCTAAGGGTAAATCTGTTTTAATCCCGAATATTTTTGCTGTGCCAACAGGGGCTGATTCTGTTGTTAAAAGAGCCCTCAGAAATTGTAAAACACTTTCCTCTGATGTGCTTAAAGCATCGTACTCAATCTCTTCCCCAAAAGATAAATTAGGTTGGCTTACATGCTTTGTTTCTTGTGCAAGAGTTTGAGACTCAGGGTAAGGTGTATTAAATTCAAATTCGCTGTAAATTCTTTTAATTGGGTAACTTGGGGCAACAGTCAGACTCATTAATTCGGGTGTTCTTATTGTTGCTATGGGGTTTGCAATTTGGATTTTATTTATAACCCTTAAAACACTTCCATTTATTTGGAGCAGCATATTTGCAGCTTTGGCAATATCTGCTGCAAAATCTAAAAGTGGCTCATTCCTTGAGTTAGCAGAAGGCATTTCTATGGCCTGTGTAATTCAATCTGAGAAGTAGCTGTTGCAATTACTAAGGCTCTACAAATCAAAGTTCCTGTTGCGCTTATTTCAATAGTCACAGGCTGAAGGGTTGCCACTCCATTAACTACCACTCTTTGAGAATCTCTAATGACAACAGGCGAATCTAAAATCCTAATATCATTGATTGTCTCACTTAATAAAAAAGTGCTTCCTGTTCCAAAACTCATATTAAACTATTGTCAATAGTAAGCCCTAGCTGAGTGGCTACATAAGCAAAGAAATCTCCTAGATTTTGGGAGGTTACTTCACTCCCTGACCTTGTTGATATTCCCGAAATGCTTAGTGTTCCCCCCACTGTCTGAGCATTGAGAGTTATCGTGTCAGTAGTTGGGGCAATCCCTGACCCATTAGTGGGATGATTCCAATACTCTGCTGATGAGGAATCTGTTGTAAAGATAACAACTCCATCTTCTCTAATGGTTAAAGGGGCTGTTGAGCTATTTAAGGCTAATGAGGGGTTAGCTACCTCAACATCTAGCTTTTTAATAACAGGGGTCTGTTCCCTTACCACTCCCCAAGAAAACGGCACTCTGAGAGGAATGCCAACTCTATGTGTGAGAGCATCAGAAATAAATGTCCCTGTTGTACCTACCCCACCTGTGACAGGGACAAAATCTTTATCTAGGATGGTAAAACTATTAACTGAAGTCACGCCATTGACATAATAATAATTATCTTCTACTACCCCTGTATAACTCAGGTTCTGACCATAGGAGGTCATTCTTTCAAAGGTTATTAAAGTTCCTGCAGCTAGATTGTGATTTAAGGCTGTTATCTCAATTAAAGTTCCACCTGAGGTAAAGTTAACCCCCTCAACAAAAACAAAAGCTTCCGTTAAGGTAAATGGCCTTGCGCCTAACTCATACTGTCTATCAGTCAGAGCAAAGGTTAACTCTTTTTCATTCAACCCCTGCAAAAATATTTGACCATCAAAAAGATAGTCTGAGGCATCTTCACCCCACTTTAATTTGCAGTCATATAACTGAGGGTCATTTACTAAAAACTCATAGTTGTCAGTGTTAAAAGGATGGTCATTGTTTAAATGCTCATTTGTTAAAACAATATTCCCAAAGACAACCCCAATTTTCCCACTGTCTTCAATCTGCCCTAGCTCAAGGGTTGGCATTCTTTTAACCCAAGGCGCATAAAAAGTATCTCCTGCATGACCCTTGAGGCTTCCATAATAATCAACCCCTCCAACTGTTATTTCTGCAAGTAACATTTAACACACTGTTAAAAAATAAGCTTAGATATATTTTGCAGGAACATACTGATCGCCTTGCCTTCTAGTTCTTTCTTTTAGCTCAGACCTAAATTCTGAAACTGCTGCTTTTGCTTCTCCTTTCATGTCAGTGTAAACATGAACATCAGTCCCATTTTCTTTTACTGCAACAATCAATTCTGACAATAACCTTTTTACCTCAGGATCATTAGTTTGTGCTAATGCTGATGAATCCCCATTGTTTAATCTGTTCAATGATCTTACGCCAAATCTATTAACTGTCTCAGGGCTTAAAATATACTCTCCTGCTGACAACATTGCAGGGATTGTGTCTTCGGGATGTGGGACTACACCACCATATCTAAAGCCATATTTACTATAATATTGCATTTGGCTTGCTCGATTTTTTCCATACCATTCCCAATCAGCTTGAGCTAATGATAATTTGTCTGCTTTAAAAGCATAAACATAATTATAACCATTAGGCGCATCATATGTGATTAAATAAGGGTGTCCTTCATAAGTAAAGCCTTCATCAATCATTTTAGTCTTAAATGCTGCAGCATAACTTGCATCTCTGTTACTTTCTCCTTGTTGCCCTGTATAATAGTAAATATTTTCAAAGCCTAAACTATTGGAAATTCTATTGAAACTGTGGCCTGTGCTTCCTTCATAATAGCGATCCATTAGCTCACCCCCACCTGTCCCAATTGGATATTGTGACCCTGTGTTTCCTCCATCACTTCCACCTCCCCCAATTGAACCCCCTCCACTCACATCAATCTGTGCTAGATCATAAGCAGCATCTACAACAGCCTGTCTAATTGCATCTGTTAAATTATTAACTTCTGTCTGCAAATTGGTTGTAAAGCTAAATGTCGCACTCCTTGAGAACTCCCCCCATCCTGAGGCTGTATAGCTAAAGTTTGCTGTTTTATAAACATTGCTCCAATTATTTGCTGTCCCATAAAAATTTGATGTTCTATAAACATTGCCCCAATTATTTGCTGAATAACTGAAATTTGCATTTCTTATTACATCAGTCCAACCTGTTGTTGTTTTTGTCAGAGTGGAAGAAACAGAAACATCAGATGTTGCTGTTAAGCCATCTTGAGAAATTGTTTTCCAATTTGTTAAAGCAACTTTAAAATCAGAATTAACTGTAATATCCCCATCAAAAGTAGCCTCTCCTGTGTATTCTGTCCAACCTGTTAAAGTCGCATTAAAATCTGCGGCCTCATTATATGTCTGAAATCCTGTAAATGTTGGATTAACTGAGGCTTTCGGGTTGTACTCTTCAAATCCTGTCAACACAGGGGTCAAAGTGGCTGTGGCTGTGACATCTTCAAACCCTGTCAAAGTCACATCAACAGATGCCTCTCCCGTGTAATCATCAAATCCTGTCACATTAGCAGTAAATGTTGAGGATTCTGTTCTTGTGGCGTCAGGATAGGTTTCTGTGTCTTGGCTGTAGAATCCACTGATGTTGGCTGTGAAGGATGCAGCTTCTGTAAAGTCTAATTTTAAGGGATCGCCATTTTCATCAAAGAAACCAATTGAACCAATGTCATCTTGGGTAAGGGCAAGGTCTATGCTTGGACTAATGATAGGTTTGAGGTTACTTCCATCAATTTCCAATGGGATATTTAACCCTTCTTCCCCAATAATAAAATCAAGTTGTTGCTCTTGAAAGGCAACAGCCAACAAGCCTAATTCTCTTGTTACTTTGTCAAGGGCATCTTTTAGCCCCTCATCTAAATCTTCAGTTGCTGCAATAAACTCTTCAATTTCGCTTGTTGCATCCGAAACAGCCCCTCCTGTTTGGTTAAATCCTGTGGTTACTCCAAGCATTGAAAGATCATCAAGAACACTTGCAAAAATTTGTTGGAATGTGCTGCTTGATTTGTAAACATCTCGGGCTGATTTCAGATATTCATTTACAAATGCTTGAACATTCTCAATATCTTCTTCTGATGCGTCAGGGTCAAATGCAGCCTCCAACAATTGCTGATATTTTTGAGTAGCTAACTCAAACTTTTCTGTATTTGGGGCAAGGTTGAAATCTGAAAATAAAAGCTCATTAACTTGATCAAACAAGCCCTCAACCAATTCCCCAATTCTGATCATTGTGGCATCAAAATTAGATAGTATTTGCCCGATTGTGTTCATCATGTTTGAGCTTTGCATTAAGAACAAATCTCTTTCTCTCTCCTCATTCAATAATTTTAATTGAAGAGTTTGTGCAGCTAACAACCTGTTAGAATCAGCTTCTAAATCATCCAAATGATCAAGCAAGGTTATTCTGTGTTCTTCTGATGTGATTAGCTCATTAACTTTATCTCTTTCAGCATCAATGGCATCTAGTCTTTCATGGCTCTGCTCATTTATTTGTTGCTCAGGGCTTAAACTGTTGAATCTTATCGACTCTAATTCTGAAAAGATCCCTGCTCGCATTGAATCAATTTCATCAATAAAGTCTTGAGATAGAACATCAAAATACGCATCAGTTAAAAGCTCAGTTAAAATAGTTTTTACTTCTTCAGCATTTCTTCTTAGTTTGTCTTTGTCATAACCATTAATATACATACTTGAAATGGAATCAAATGCGCCTTGCATTGCTCCCGTTGTGCCTTCTAAAGCCTCCTCAAATCCTACCCTCTCAACTTGTGAGACAAAATCTTCAATTGTCTCAGCAGTTAAATTAAACTGTGTTCTGAATCTTCCATTAGTATCTAACAGCCCTCTATATTGTGGGTCAGAACTATGCTCTCTAAATCCCTCATCAAAAACTGTTTCAATGTCTTCAAAAACATTCGCCAATAATTGTTTCTGAGCATTTACAACATCATCCCCTGTCAAATCATAGTCTCTTGTGTTGTCTACCCCAAACATTCCGCCCGAAATATCAAAGGTGAATTGTTCGAAATCTTGGGCAAACCCTCCCCCAAATAAATAACCATTTGGGCCTAATCCTATTTGGTCTAAAGCGCCTTCAATCCCACTTGTAATATTTTTTATCAGTGCGCCAATTAATCTGTTGATTGCTTCAATTAAATCCCCAATTAAACCAATAAAGGGGTCGAAAACATCAAAGAAAAGTTTAAATGTCCCATCAATAGCTTTAGCCACTTTCTCATTAGACATCACCATATCTAAAGCCATATTTGCCAAACCTGCCATTGGGCCACCTGCTTGAGCCCCTTGAGCAAAAGCCTTCCCTGCTGAAATTCCTCGACTTGCATTTGGCCCTGCTCCTGCCACTCCTTCCACTAAAGTATTTGCAAGAACATCTTTATATTTTTCAGCTTGTTGAAGTCTCCATTTATCATAATCATTCTGTTTTAATTTCTCGCCTGTTATGTCTTCCTCATAACCAAGAATTTCCTTTACTGACTTAACAATTGAATCAAAAAAGGTGTGGTTTTGAAGCCTTGTCTGTTCTGCAATTGCTGCTGCAATCTTTTCCTGTTCTCTTCTTGTTTTTTCGCTAGCCTCTGCCCTTGCATCATCAAGTTTTTTAATTGTTGCAGCTAACTCATTTGCTTTTTTGTTTGCCTCACCTAAAGCCTCAGACTGTGCATCTCTATCTAACTCTTTTGCTAGGACAAGCATTTCCACAAGAACAGATTGTATGACTTTCATTTGTTGAGGGTCAAAAGTCCCTTGCTTTTCAACAGCCTCTAACCCCTTGTTGATAGAGAAGACAAAATCCGTTAATTCAGAAGCTCTTTCTGCTAGAGGCTCTGATTCATCAAATGCTTTTTCAAAGGCAACTGTGAGGGATTGCGAAAGGGCTGTGTAGGCATCAACAAGCCCCTCAATCTGTGGAGGTGGGGTAAATGTCTCTCCCCCTCCTCCTGCCCCTGTCAGGGCCGCAAATGGGCTCTTCTTTTGGGAAGGGAGGGTTTCTTCAGCTTCAGCTAAATCTTTCGTAGCTGTTACCTGTTTTTCAACTGCATCTGTAATATTTTCTTGGGCCTTTAATCTTTCTCTGATCTTGGTAGCCCCTTCTCTGATCTTATCAATTAAAAATTGTTCTAGCCCACTTCTATCTTTTACTATCTCAAGAGATAAAGCTTGTTCAGTCTTTTGCTTTTGCAACTCTGCTAAAACTTGCTTTGCAATCTCTAATTCTTGTTGGGCCTCTTGAAGTGAATCACCTTTTATAAATGAGGGGAAAAGGCTATCTCTATCATCTCTTTGTTGTTGGCTGATTTCTGCAACCTTAGTAATGTAAAATCTTAGATCATCTTCAGCCTTTCTAATCTGATCATCTATTGAAGAATAGCCCAAAGCTGAAACAGCATTTTTTGCAACTTCAATTACATTTTGGAAGGCCGCACTATTAAAGAAAGAATAAACTGCATTAATTGCTACTCTGATTGCATCATAAAAAGCAAAAGCCCCCTTGACTAATTTAATCCCAATATTTTCAACAGCATCAATTATATCTTCAGCAGTTAATGCTTGAACAGCCTCCTTCAGCTTGTCAACTATGCCTTGAACAAAAGGCTCTGCAGCTTGGAAAGCTGTTAAAAGTTTGTCCTGTACTGCTGAAATCAGATTATCAATTGAGCCTCTTAAATCACTTGTAATCTCCTTGTATAAATCTGCGGCTGTGGTTGCTTGCCTTAACTTTTGTGCTTGGCTGTCAATAACTTGATTCCCTTCCTGCAGGGCATTAATGAAATTATTAGCTGCAGCAAGGGCTTCAACCCCGAAAATTTTGGTGAGGATTCTGTTTCTTTCAGCTTGTGAGGCGACATTCCCAAGGCGATCAGCAATCGCTTGCATTTGGTCTTGAAAACTAAGCTTTTGGATTTGCTCAAAAGAGATACCCAAAGCATCAAACTCTTTTAAGACTACTTTGGTGGGGTCAATCAATCTAACAAGAACACCCCTCAAGGCTGTCCCTGCGGCTTCTGCTCTGAAGCCTCTGTCTACTAAGAAAGAAATTGCTCCTGCAGTCTGAGTGAGGCTCAACCCTGCGGCCTTTGCAACAGGCCCAACTTGCCCTAAAGCTGTTTGGAGTTTTTCTACATTTGCTGCAGAAGTGGAATAAGCAGCAGCAAAAACATTCCCAACTTGTTCTGCAGATTCCCCAAATACATTCATTTGAGCAGCAACAGCCTCAGAGACTGTTTCTATAGCTGTCCCTGTTGCTCCTGCCACCTTAACAACAACCCCAAGCTCTTTAGAGATTTGATTGGAAGACCTGCCTAATGCAGCTAAAACATTTGCAGCCTCTGCAGCCTGTGTAGCTGTGTAAGCTGTTGAAGAGCCAACTTCTCTAATAGCCTTCCTAAGCCTTAACTGCTCAGTTTGAGAGGCTTGAGTTAAGGCGTTTAACTTGGATATTTGCCTTTCATAGTTAGCCCCAAAATTCACAAATTCACGGGCTGAAAATGCGGCTACAATTCCAACTGCTGCTGATTTTAAATTGAGAAAAACACTTGTTGCTGATTTAACTGCTTTTGTGGCAGAGGTCATTGATTTTTTAATGACCCTCTCAAAACGTGAAGCTGATTTGGAGGCTTGATCTATAAGCTCAGACTGTTTATCAAAAGCTTTCTGAAGTTCATCTAATTTTCTAAGAGCTTGTTGAAGCTCAATCTCGATATTAATGGTGCTATCTGCGGCCATTTTTAGACCTTGGCATTACTTTTTTTGGGGTGGTTTTTTGTTTATTTTTTCTTTCTAACTCATTTTTATCCCTGCGACTTTTTGTAACCTCTCTATCTATGAAAACCAAGGCATCATAAACTTTAGGTGTGTTACAGTCAAAACGGGTTAGATAGACATCAATAGCCTCTTCTCTAATAAAACCTATATCAAAGCCAATGTCTCGGCCTGTTTGGTCTAAATCTTTAAAAGCTGATACTGCTAAATGGTTTCTTTCAGTCAGAATAACATTATTAGGGCATACTTCACAGGGAGGTTCTAAATCATCAACTTCCCAAACATTGTCTGAAGTTTTACAACAAAATCTGCTGTTGTATTTCATGCCCTGCTCAATCCCATGAACAGGGCTTTCTTCTTGGTACTCAGCCCTTTCTAATAAGACATCAAGAAACTGATTTAATTTCCCTCTTCTTCATCTATGTTAGGCTGCACCATTTTCATTAGCTTCATAGAAACTTGCTGCGCCATCTTATTAAGAATGGCGTCATCTCCGCAAAAATCCATTTTAGCTTCTACTGTGCAATCTTCTTCAAAACTCCAAGACATCACGCAAGGAACAAAAATCTTCTTTGCAAATGTCATTGGGTCAGTCCTATCCTTCCCCCCCTTTGTTGTGGTTGATGCTCTCAAGGCATCAGTAACCATTCTTTGAGGGGGAAGCTCACAATTAAAAACTGCATCAATTTCTAACTGTGTATCAGTGAAAGGGATTTCAACAATATTCTTTGTTTTAATCCCTGAGATTGATGATTTAATTACTGATGAAGCCTTAGCCATATCAATTTAATTCCTTGTTAAATTTTAAGTATAGGCAAGCTCAAATGCAGCAGCATCTGTTGAACTTGTCCCTTGGTCTAGCTCAAAGTTAATAGTTCCACCCATTGCACCGTCAATTCCCTGTGTTTGGATTGTCACCATTGTGGAAGGAATTGCGATTTTAATTATACTTCCTGCAGTGTCTCCCATTTGCAAACCAATAGAAACAAATTGCTTTCTAATGATCTCAGCAAACTTTGCCACCTTGTCAGGTCTAGTAATAAATTCAATGCTCCCCGAAACTGCAAAATCTTGGGAAACATAAGAGGCTGCAGGGTAGAGGTCGCCTGTCAATTCGGAAACTCCGGGATCGCCAAGGTTTTTGTTAAAACTCATTGAAAAGGAGGTTGCTAAAAACTCATTAGCTGAGTTAAAAATTTCTCCTGCCCCTGTACCAATTGCAGCATTATTATTTCCTAGGAACACTTTTGAAATTCCTGCAGAAAGTGGAGAGTAAGTTGAAAGAGATGGACTAGCAAAAGCAGGTCTAACCTCATCACCACTATCAAAGCTAAAACTGTCTCCTGTGTCTGCTGTTAGGGTGCAAGTCCCTGCTGATGTGGACACATTAGAAACAGTGGCAAGACCTGTGTTTTTAACGGTCCCTGTTGAGCTAGTCACTACGTTTACTGTCATCCCATTAAAAAGAGAATCTGCAGCTACTTGACCTGTCCCAACTGTAAAGGTGACTGTTGCCCCTGTGTCATCAACAGCAACTGCAGCCCCTCCATCATGCTCAAGAGCCCCCCCATAGCGAACCCTTTGGGCTCTTGCAGAGCAAGACATTGACAACACTCCCTCTCTACTCACATCCAAAGAAGCTGATTCTATAACACAACCATTAGCCACACACAGCTTATAGACATCAGTTACCTGAGCGATTTGAAAAGTGTTGCTAACTCTTGAAGTTGTGTATTTTACTGAACCTGCAGCAGTTGTTTTAGTCCCGAAAATTTGCTGAAGCAAAAAATCCTCTGCGGGCTCTGTCCCTGCTGATCCACTTGGTTTGATCAAAAAGGGAATGTCAAAAGTTGACCTTTCAGCATAGTTAACTACTGAGCGATTTTGCAAAAGCCTTTCACCAACCTCAGTAACTGAGGATGTGTTATAGCTTTGAGACAGGTCAATATATTCTGAAGTGGCAAAAGCATTAGATGCTGAAGGGGTAACAAAATTACCTGCTGTGGTTTCTGTTGTAAAATAAGGCTGAGATGATTGAACTCTTAAAAAGCGAGAAGGAAGCGCCATTTTTAAAACTCCATGTTTTAAGTTAGTTAAATGGTTGTCTCAAAAAAAATAGAACAAGGAATTTCAAAACTATCCCCTGTTGGTGAGTTGAAACCTGCAGAAGTTTGCAGCATTTCAAATTGCAAAACTGCATCACCTACTTTTAATGTCTTTAATTCAAAAATATTTCTAATCTCTTCTAAATGGCCCTGTATTACAGACACTCCCTTTTGTGGTTTAGTTACAAGGTTTAGATTCAATTGGTAAGTTAATCTTTTTACACTTTCACTTATTGGAAATTCTGCAGAAGTTGCAGAAGCTTGCTGTAAAACCGGCACACAATAAGTGTCATTATCTGTGAAGCCTGTCCTTGGCTTTGTTGTCTCAAATGAAGCATTTTGCGCAGACCAATTAATATCTGTCCTACTACCCCACTCTGTTGCAAAGTGTAGCAAAACCCCATTTTCCACTTGAGTAACAGTTGTCATAACGCTGAAAACCTTGTTTTCATGTTCCTAACTGCTCTTTCAACAAACCCTTGATTCTGTGAGCTATGACCTTTTTCCAAGGGTTCTGCATAAGGTAAATTATTGGTAAAATAAATATTGGATTGAGTTTCCCCTAATCCTCCTAATTCACTATTAATTTTTTGAACTTCCTCAAGTGTTGCAGGTTGGGTTTTTTGATAAGGTGTAGTCTCAACTTCTCCTGTTGGTCTGCTCCCAAGGCTTGCTTGCCAATTGCTTCTGAATCTTCCTGTGTCTACAGGCGAACCTTGAATAATTTCGGAGAAACCTTGCAGAGCCACCCCTCTAATTTGTCGCAAGAGTTTTTGCTTTACTTCTCTTGCTGCTGTGTCCATCCCTTTTTGTTCTATTGACAAACCAACTCCCAAACAATTTGAGATTCACCTAGATTGATTGGTGTAACTTGGGAAATGCCAAAGTTACGGGATTGGAAAGTAATTTGAACCCCAATCAAATCTTTGGGGTACACATTTGAAAGAGGCTTGATCACCAAATTTAAAGCAGCATCCTTACCCTGTATGGTTTGGAAATTCCTGTCCAACCTTTGAATTACAGCAACCCCTTGGGCTGTCCCTGCTGTATATGTCCCTGCTGCAGGATCATAGTAATTTCCACCTGTTATGCCACCTGTAGAAGGTGAGTAAGCCCCCTGAGTTTGGAGGTGTAAGGTTGCGGTCTGAGTTAATTTGAGCCCTCCAACTCCCTTGTTAGAGAAAAGTTGGGTAATGGTTTTATTAATAGTGTTTAATGCTGCCATTTATGCCCAAATCCAAAAGGGGGTTAAACTTCCATGTAAAAGTGTGTCTGCTCACTTTCCCCCAATTATGACCTATACCAATGAGTGGCTAAAGTATAGTCAACAACTAAAGCTTTTACTGTGCTAATAGAACCTTGTCCTGTCGCATTAATTCTGCTGTCTTTTCTTGCAGTATCATATTTTAAAACAACCAAACTATTAAGAGCTTCTAACTCTTTAATTTCCGCGCCATCCAAAGCAGAAGAATCTGTTTTATTATTATAAAGAAAGATCAACATCTGATATTGAGCTTCTTTAATTTTATCGGGAATAGTGTTTGGTTCAAAAAGCCTTTGAAGTGGATGTTCTCTCAAATGCTTGTAAATTTGATAAGCTGACTTTAAATGAGGGGAGTAATCAATTCGGGGAAACTCAAGAGATTGAGAATCTGATTGTCTTACTCCCTGCCATTGGTCAATCAAATCTAAAGACCTTGTTGAAAACCTGAGCCATTGCTCTTTTTTAGTGGTGGTCAAAGCTGACCAAATATCACTAAAAAAAAGGTCATCACCAAAGCGAGAATCTGCTTCAGCTACTGAGTTGTAGGACTCCGCAGAGTTACCCCCTATGGTGACATCTAAGCTCATTTTCTCTTAACAGCCTTTCTTGTGGTTTCTTCCTTGGAAGCTACAGGAGCAGGTTCTTGCTGTGGTTGTTCTTCAGCTTTCTTCTGCTCCTTTTGCTGCTCTTCAAGGTGTCTGAAACTAATCATCCCCATGATTAAGCAGAAACCAAGGATTTGAGGGCTACCATTGGAATATTTTTATTCTCAAAAACTTTATTCCAATTGGTTGCTGTGGCTAGTTCAGTATTTGTTGGGCTTGAACCTGCAGGGCTACCCACCCACTTCATCCCATTAGGATGCAGGATATACCGTCTGCGATTAATTAGGACATCCTCAGATTTTAGGCTGTCTCTATCAATCTCAGTCGCATCATCAGGGTCAAGTGTTCCAACTCCTCTACTAAATGCACCTGTTGCAAAAATGTAGGTTGTGTAAGCTGAACCTGAGACTTCCACCCCATCATCAACCAAAATATTCATTCCCATGTAAGTAGGGAATTGGAACGGAAGATTTGAGGGCTCAGAAACATACTGAACTAGATCAAGTTTTCTGAGGCTGTGATAAATGGCAGAGTGGCAAACAATGGTAGAAAGCTTGTCATAGGCATCACCAATATTTGCAATTGCATCAATCATCATTGTATTGGTTAATGCTGCTGCTGATTGGTCTTCCAAATGAGTGCTTACAATTGGCCCACTTGTTCCAAACAAAGCCTTTAGAATATTAATAACAATCTTCTGCTCTTCTCTTACCCAATAATCAGCGACCAAATCGCCAATTACACGCATAGGGTCTTCCCCTGACACATATTGAGCTAAGAAGCTTGAGCCGAAAGATTTGGCTCTGTTGAGGGCTACCCCAATTTGGCTCTGATCCCCATCAATAGCATTAACTGTGAGGGCTGTGTTGTCCTCAATAACCTCAGAATCACCTGTAAGGTCTTTGAAGAAAGGAAGGTTGAAAGTACTTCCTCCCCCACCTGCTAGCTGATTGAGCGCAGGGCTTGAAGTAACAATACCACTATTGAGCAGGTTAGAGCGAACGTCTGATTGCTCAATTGTATAAGGGGTAAAAATTGAGGGAACAATTACATTAGTTAGACGGGTTGCCGCCATGATGATTCTCCTGTTTTAACATCTTGTTAAACTATGGGCGATTTAATAAAACCCGCCCCGCAGGAGATTCACCCTGTTGCAATGAAAGGAAGTGTTTTTGTTGCTACAGTCTCACCGAAACTGTCGCTTTAAACATAGTGTTAAAATAATAAAATAAAAAAAACAAGCGGTTTTTATCAGCTTTTCTTTTTATCTGCTTCCACCAATCTTTTAGACCAAGAATAAGCTGCATCCCCACCCCAAGCTAACCACATCACATAGCCTTTTGATGGGGTTTGATTATTTCCAAAGTTCTTTCCTTTCTTATCAACTTCATGCCTTGATAAATAGGAATACATCCTTTTTACAGTGGACATACTTAAATTCTCGCCTTTGGCTAATTGTGCGGCTCTGTTCCAACCAACTAAAGTTCCTGCACCCTTAGCTTTCCCTTCTGATTTAAACTTCCTAGCCCTCCTTGCTGCTGCTTGAATTGCTTGGGTTGGTTTTGGCATCTTGCCCCCTTTCATGTTCCATTAAAATTTTCTGAATATAAACACAGGCATCAAGCATTTCCTCCTGCAAATGTTGCAACCAATTTAGCAAGCTCAAGTCTTGCCTGTCCATTGTTACCCCGTAATTTTTGAGCCCTGCTTCAGCCCTGAGGCAAATTTTTTTTAATACCTCAGTATTTACTTCATCCAACTCTTCAAATTTCAAAGCTCAATCCCTGCTGCTGCCGCAAGCCTTTTCGCCTCTGTGGGGTTTTCTTGATAAAGTTTGGCCTGTTGGGTCAGGTTTAAAGTTTCCTTGGCAAAAGGATTGTTCTTAGCAGTTTCTGAACTACTCCCTCTGCTGTTAACTCCTGTGTTGGGGCTGAAGAAATAAGGGCTGTTCTTTAATAACTCATTTGCCCAATCCACAGGATCAAGGCTTAGACCTGTTGAGCGATCAATTAGCCTTTCCTCTTTCACATCTATTTCATTTTGGGCTCTTCTCAGCACATCAGATAAAGCCC